AAATAAAAATTTTAAAAAAATATTAAATATGTATTTTAGTATATGCAAACCATATTGTCCATATAAAATTTGTACAAATTATAATTTAATTAATGAATTTATTAAAGAAACATTAAATGAAATACATGACACAAATGTATTTAGCAATTTAATACATGATATATCCAATTTAGAAATGTATAATGATGATTATAAAAAAATAAAAAATAATTTAAAAGAAGAAATTAATAATTCCAAATAATTAAATTTTTTATCATAGTATAAAATAGTAATATGAGTGATAATAAAGTAATTAATTTAATTTTTGTAACATTTACTATAATAATTATTTTAGTTGGTATTTATTTTATAGTAAATAAAACAGACTTAATTGTGAAACATAATACAGAAACAAATGTATATAATACAAGTAAAGGTAATTATGCTTCTAAATATCTAGATTTATGTAAAAAAGGTTGTGTTAGAGGAAGATGTAAAAAAAATAACAGTACTTCTAAAGATCATTGTAAATATGATTTCCAATGTAGTTATTGTAAAGATAAAGACTCAAGTCAATTTTATGTTGATTTATCAAATTATGAAGAAGTTTTGCCGGATTATGATTTACAAGAGGAATTATCAGCAAATCAATCCGAAGATTTAAATAATGAAATAAATGAAAATAATGAATATATTGATGAATTAAATGATAAAATTCGAAAATATAATAGTATGTAATTAAATAAGATATTTTAAAAAGTTTTTATTTAATTTATTGTCTTTAACATGTGTTTTAATATCAATATATTGTATTAAATCGTCACATCCACCAATTTTTTCAATTTTAGAATCTTCACTTTCTTTGAATAATATTTGAGGGAAAGTTTGCATTTTATTTTTTTTTTTTATTTCATTTTTAATTTTTTCATCTTGAGGAACTAAGTATTTTTCAAATTTAATTTTATTTTTTTTTAGTAAATTATTAGCCATTTCACTATAATAACAATCTTCTAAAATATAGGCTATAATCATTTATATTTATAAACATATATTTTTTATAAATACTACATAAACAAGTTTATAATTTTCTTATACTATTTTATAATGGATTCTTCAACTCGATATCCAACTATTATAAAATACAAGAAAAATTTTATTTTAGTTTTAAATCAGGGGCACAAACATAAAGGTCATACTGAATTATTTATGTTTAAGGAAAAAAAAGAGAATTTTTTATTAAAAAATACAAAAAAAATTTTAGAAAATAAATGTTGCATATCTCATAATTTTACAATCTTTAAGGATAAAGATAAGAATATTTATTATGGTATTGGTGGTAAAAATAGTAATCAACCTCCTTGGAATTATAATAATAAAAAATATTTTCCAGGAATATATCTATTAAAATCAAATGATTTATTAAATTGGTCATTTGTTCAAAAAAAACCAATTGTAGATTTATATTATCCGAAAAATGCTTTCTATACTAAATCAGACCATCCTGAACCAAAAGGACCACTATGGGATAGTAATATTTGTTGCTTTTATTCACAATTACTAAAAAAATATATTTTATACGTTCGTGCTAATTTAAGACCTTCTATCCGTTGTGTGCAACAAATAACATCAAATGATTTAATTAATTGGAGTAACTATAAAAAAATTATTGTAGATACATTTGATGAATATAGTAATAATTTTTATATGTTTAAAGTTGTTGAATTAGTAGATAAAAAAATATTTTTTGCTTTAACACCTTTTACAGATAAACCTGATAAACCTAATGAATTATATATAAAAAAATTAATATCATTTGATAGTTTAAATTGGGTTGATTGTGGTGCGTTGGTACATGGTGAATTAATGGATTGGAATACTTCTAGAATGAATATGCATGTTGCTGATATAAGTTACGAGAATAATATATTAAAAATATTTTTACAGTTTGGATATTGTTGTAGAAATCAGAAACATTTTATAAAGATGTATAAATTTAAAATTAATACTATAAAAGAGTTAAAAGAAATTAAAATTAAATATAAAAATAAAACAGGGAAAATATTAATATCTGATTAATATTATAAATTATGGATTTTTCAACAAGATACCAACTATAATTAGAATTAAAAATAATATAATTGAATATGAATTCAAAATTAATAATATAAATGATTTAAAAAATATAGAAATAAAAAATATTTAAAAGTAAAAAAACTTATTTATTCAGATGAATAGATTACATAATTTAAATACAAACTTTATGAAAAAAAATTTAATACAAAAAAATATTTATTATCAATTCTTTAATTTAATTGAAAATAATTCTAATCATGTTTTATTAAAACAAAAAGAAAATAATCAATGGGTTTCTTATACTAATAAAAAATTATATAACATGATTCAAGATTGTAGATTATTTTTAAATCAAAATTATATTAATCAAGGAGACCATATTATATATAAAGGTAAAAATTCTGTTGATTGGTTTGTATGGAATATGGCAACTTTAAGTCTTGGTGGTGTTTGGATACCAATATATCATAATCAAAATTTAAATTATATAAAACATGTAGTAAATGATTCAAAACCAAGGTTAATTATACATGATGACCCTAATTTTCCTTTGAAAGATTTTGATAAATATCACGTCCATAAATCTGATATTAGTGAAAATAAAAATTATTTTAATAATGATATTATTCATAATGATTTAAGTCATTTAATATACACTTCTGGAACATCAGGAAAACCAAAAGGTGTAAAATTAACACATTTAAATTTATTATCTAATATAGACTCAATTAATACTCGTTTTACTGATTTAAAAGAGAGGGAAAATTTAAAAACATTGAATATTTTACCCTGGGCACATATTTATAGTTTAAACGCAGAATTATATTATAATATCTTAAATCAAAATACAATTTATTTAAGTAGTGGTCCTGATAATCTTTTAAAAGAAATATACGAAGTAAAACCCGATGTTATATATTTAGTACCAAGAGTTATGGAAGAAATACATAAAAAATTGGGATTTTTAGAAAAACCACTGTTAGATAAATTAATACCATACATACTAAAAAAAATATTTGGTAAAGATTTAATTACTGTTTTCATAGGAGGTGCTAAACTTCATGAAAATGATGCTAAATTTTTTATGAACAATAACATAAACATTTGTGAAGGATATGGAACTACTGAAGCAAGTCCAATGATTAGTGTAAATCACATGAAAGATCCACGAGATATTAATAGTATTGGTGCTATATTAGATAATGTAGATATAAAAATTATTAATGGGGAAATATGTGTATCTGGAAAAAATGTAACAAGTGGATATTATAATAATGAAGAAAAAAATAAGGAATCATTCATATATGAAAATAATAAAAGATATTATAAAACTGGTGATGCTGGTAGTATAAAAGATAATTTTTTATATTATGAAGGAAGAATTAGTAATAATTATAAATTGAGTAATGGTAAATTTATTGAAGCAGAATATTTTGAGAAAAAAATAAATCATTTATTTAAAAATCCATTTATCATTTATGGTAATAATAAAAATTTCAATATTATTATTACTGAAAATAATATTGATAGTGAATTGATAAATAAAATAAATGAAATAATACCAAAATATGCTCATGTCCAAAAAATATTAAGTCTAGATGAAAAAAGTTTTTCAAATTTTTTAACACCAAAAATGTCATTAAAAAGAAAGGAGTTAATTAATTATTACCAGGATGAAATTGAAGAAATTTATAAATAAATATAAATATAAATATATTTTTAATAAATGTAAAACAATAATTGAAAAAAAAATTATAATTAAATTATATATGTCTTCAAAAAAATATACTAAAAATCAATTAATCCAAATCGCAAAAAAAAACAATATTTCTTTGAAAAACAGAGAAAATAAAATGAAAACAAAAGAACAATTATTTGGTTCTTTATACCGAAAAAAATTATTAAAAGGTGGAATGTCAGATAAATGTAAAAATGAATTAACAAAACTTATAACTGAAAAATATAAAAAAATCAAAAATAGTATTATTGAGAGGAATAAAATGATTATACTACCTATTATTATTCCTGAATGCAGGGATGTTTCAAAAATAGATATATTTAAGCTTATTTGTGATATAGTTACAAAGAAAGAAAAATTTACAAATAATACAAGTGGAATTTCATATAAGAATAATTTAAGAAAAATTAATGAAAAACAGTTAAATATTTTAGAAGATTTAATGTATGATAAATTAAATTCTAATGATATAATTAAAAATAATGATGGGAAAAAAAACAATGAAAATAATTTTGTATATTTTAATGCGATATCACAATCTGACTCTAATAATGGGGAAAAAAACAATGAAAATAAATTTGTATATTTTAATGCGATATCACAATCTGATGGGAAAAAAAACATTAAAAATAATGATGGGAAAAAAAACATTGAAAATAATTTAGTATATAATATAAATGATTTCGATTTTAATTTTGGACCTTTATCATTTATATCTCTATCTATAATTTTTGGTAAATTAGATACTGTCTTAAAAATTGAGAATATTGAGAATATATTAACAAAACAATATCCAATAATTAAGGATATGTCTCTTAATTCAATTGGGTATTGTATTTTTACGAACGATGATGTTAATTTAAACAAAATATTAGAAAAATTTAAAAATGAAAAATTATTTGCTGCACAATCAAATAAAAATGAACAAGAAGCATTAGAATTTGCTTTATTTAAATATTTTGATTATAAAGAAGAATGGAAAACTAAAAAAAATAATGAACAAAAAAAATCAGATGAAAAATTAAAAAATTTAAAAAAATCATACAATATAGTCATGGATTTATATAATTATTATGATAAACAAAAAAATATGGATATAAGTTTTTGTAAATCTTATATTAAGATGAGTAAAACAATTAATAAATCATATCCAGCTACTTCTACTAGAACTAGATATTCATTAGGATTTTTAAAAAAAAATACAAATAATAATAGAGAGAAATTAAATAAAATAACAGATATCATTATTGGGAAAGCAAAAAATAAATTTATTATTCAAACAGGAGGATTTTATGAAGAAGCATTTTGTTATGTTGGTAATTTTTTTATTCTGGTTTTAATTATATTTTTCTTTATTTTGTTAGTTTTAATGACTGGTGGAGAAGCTGCTGACCCTGTTGTATTAGGAAGTCCAGAATTATCATTTTTGTCTTGTACAAAACCTGCAAACATCAAACAAACAAATTCTACACCGTTAATCAATTCAAATAATA